TTAGAAATGATAGACCCGATTACGGCTGCCGCCACGGCTTCTAGTGCATTCGCCGCCATCCGCAAAGGTTTTGAAATCGGTAGAGATATCGAATCCATGGCGGGCGACTTGTCACGCTGGATGTCTGCAATATCTGACATCACTGAAGCGGAAAAGCAAGCCCAAAATCCACCAATATTCAAAAAACTCATGTTCTCTGGTTCTGTAGAAGAAGAGGCCATTCAACTGTTTGCCGCTAAGAAGAAAGCCGAGCAACAGAGAGATGACCTTAAAACCTTTATACAATATACGATGGGAGCCTCTGCTTGGGATGAATTAATCAAGATGGAGGGCCGAATCAGAAAAGAGAGGCAAGAGACAATCTATAAGCAGGCTAAGAGAAGACAAAAGTTTATAGAGATTGTTGGTGGACTTGCCGCTGTAATAGTGATGGGATTATTGCTTGCTGGAACAGTATGGTTTTTGTATGCGGCTAAGAATGGTCTCCTTTAATGGAACTCATTCATGTATTTCTTTTAATGGTTTACCTAGGCACAGGTGAAGAAAGACGCTTGGTATCACAAGATATGTATTTCTATGATATCAATGAGTGCAACTACTATGCAAGTCGTCTAGTGAAGAGATATGGTAACTATGGTGTCATAGAGTGGATGGACCCGAAAGACAGAGCAACCGCATACTGTCTACCTAAAACTGTTTCTGAAGATGTTATTGGAAAAAAGATAAAAGTGTATTGACAAACAGCACACTTTTGTGTATATTAACAACATGAGAAAGTTACTTATCGCACTAAGCGTTCTGTTGTCTTTTCCAGCGTATGCGGATGAGGCGACTTGTCTTGCTGATAACATTTATTGGGAAGCACGAAATCAGACGAGGGTAGCGCATCTTGCTATTGCTCATGTCGTGATGAATCGTGTAAAGGATAGTCGATTTCCAAACACTATCTGTGAAGTCGTCTATGAAGGGCCGACTAGAAAGAGTTGGAGAGACCCATCTATTTCATTTCCAGTGAAACATCGTTGTCAGTTCTCATGGTATTGTGATGGTAAAGCAGATGTTGTGCCTGAACAAGACGCTAAAGTATATGAAGATATCTCATGGCTTGCAAAAGCATTCATATTAAAGTATGAGTATCTAATTGATTACACAGAAGGTGCTACACATTATCATGCTTACTATGTAACACCAGCATGGGCGCAGACGAAAACACGAACTGCACGAATTGAAGACCATATTTTTTACAGGTGGGAAGATGCAAATTGAGAATGAAATTAAACTTGACTATAGTGATGTTCTGATTAAACCAAAACGCTCTACACTCAAGTCTCGCAGAGAAGTAGATTTGGAGAGAAAGTTTACATTCAGAAACTATAGAGAAGATAGATTTCCTGATAATGTTAGACCATGTGGTTTCAAGGGTATTCCTATCATCGCCGCTAATATGGATGGTGTTGGAACATTTGAAATGGCTGATGCTCTAATCAAACATGGTATGATGACTTGTCTTAAAAAGACATATTCGGTTAATGAACTTGTAGAATACTATGATACGACAGACCCTATTCATTGGGAAAGAACAAACTATGTTGCAATGTCTATTGGTTCTACAGATATTGATTATGAGAAGTTCTGCAATGTGCAAGAACTTACAGATGGTAAGATTAAAATTCTATGTGTAGATGTAGCAAACGGATACACAGAAGCATTCAGTAACTTCATCTATCAGTTACGATTGAATCACCCAAACTTAGTAATCATTGCTGGTAATGTTGTAACAGCAGATATGACACAGGAGTTAATTCTAAATGGAGCAGACATTGTTAAAGTTGGCATCGGGCCTGGGAGCGTTTGCACAACTCGTATCAAAACTGGCGTTGGTTATCCTCAACTTAGTGCTGTTATTGAGTGCGCTGACTCTGCTCATGGTCTTGGTGGCCATATTATTGCAGATGGCGGATGCACCAATGCTGGAGATGTTGCTAAAGCGTTTGGGGGCGGTGCTGACTTTGTAATGCTTGGTGGTATGCTTGCTGGTCATGACGAAGGTGGTGGTGAAGTAGAAGATGGTAAAGTAAAATTCTATGGAATGTCATCGGAGACAGCAAATGACAAACATTTCGGAGGGCTCAAAGACTACAGAGCCGCAGAAGGAAAAGAAGTCTCTATTCCCTACAGAGGCGCAGTTAATGCTACTATTCAAGATATCCTCGGCGGACTCCGTTCTGCTTGCACCTACTCAGGAGCAAGACGAATTAAAGACTTGTCAAAATGCACAACATTCGTGCGAGTAAACAACACACATAATAAGGTATTTGGTAATGGCGCTTGAGGTATTGACAACAGCAAAGTTTTCTACTATGATAGAAGAAATAGTAAGGGATAAGCGTATTCCATATATGGAAGCGGTTGTTCATTATTGTGAAACAGAAAACATGGAGATTGAGGTAGCGGCTAAGTTACTGAGTGCTGTAGTCAAATCTAAAATTGAAGCAGAAGCACAAGATTTGAACTATCTTCCTAGAGTCGCTAAACTACCAATATGAATGGATTTGAAGCGTATCAAACATATCTAGCAGTAATAAACCATTTCAGACAAAAGAACTATGACTATTTTCGATACAACGGAAAGATGAAAGTCAGTGAGTCTTCTTATCTGTCTCGTAAGGATAGATGGACATTTGAAAAGGTTGCTAAAAGATTTGATAGAGAAGACTTTATAAAGTATCTCGTTTCCAATATTCTTACTGATTCAGAAGATATATGGATTGGTAATATGATGAATGGTAAGGGAGAGATTATATATAAGAAGTATGTAAAGAATCTTGAATCTCTTACATACAACTACAAGGAAGACTTGGAGACTATCTATGACTTTGAGTCTGAATTTGATAAAGTATTCATATCTGAGAAAGGACATCCACTACTCTATAGACTATATTTGAGAAATAAAATACACATAAATACTTGTGTAATTCTCAATGATTTGGTTAATTATGCAAGACTCTGGCGCAAGCAAGATGATATGATGTTAAATAATTTTCTGAATTTGCTTGACAAATATCCAAAGTTTCTGTATAGTTATACCAATATCGACAAAGCAAAGTACAAGAAACTAACATTGGAGGTATTCAATGAATAACGAAGTTGAAGCATATGTCGGTGAACTAAGGGAACTACGAGAGGAGAATCAACTTTTAAGAGAACGAGTTAAGGAAGTTGAAACAGAACTTGCTTGGAACTCGTATCAAGTGACCAGTTTCAAAGTGAATGGTCATGAATACGAATTTGAAAAAAGTGCTTGACAAAGCATCTATATTATGATACTATAAACACAATTATACGCAAACATACAAACATACGGAGTATACAAATATGGCAACAGATTTCGCCGCACTAAAAAAGTCACGCTCAAACTCTTTGAGCAAACTAGTCCAAGAGACTACCAAAATCAATACACCATCTGAAGGTTCATCTGCTGATGACCGCTTCTGGCAACCTACCGTAGATAAGGCTGGTAACGGATACGCTGTGATTCGTTTTCTACCAGAACCAAAAGGTGAAGACTTGCCTTGGGTTCGTCTTTTCAATCACGGTTTCCAAGGCCCAGGCGGTTGGTATATTGAGAACTCACTAACTACCTTCGGTGAGAAAGACCCTGTATCTGAATATAACTCATCATTGTGGAATAACGGCACTGATGCTGGTAAGGAACAGGCTCGTAAACAGAAGCGTAGGCTGTCTTACATCGCTAACATCTATGTGGTAAAAGACCCTAGCAATCCTGAGAATGAAGGTAAAGTATTCCTCTATAAGTTTGGTAAGAAGATTTTTGACAAACTTAACGAGGCTATGAATCCTGAGTTTGAAGATGAATCACCATGCAATCCCTTTGATTTTTGGGAAGGTGCTGATTTGAAACTCAAGATTCGTAATGTGGAAGGTTATCGCAACTACGATAAGTCTGAGTTCGATAGTCCATCTCCACTTCTTGAAGGTGACGATGATAAACTTGAAAAGGTTTATGAATCACTATATTCGCTTCAAGATTTTCTAGACCGTAAGCACTTTAAGTCTTATGCAGAACTGCAAGCAAGACTGAATCGTGTTCTTGGTTTGGATGGTTCATCACCTCAACCTCGCACAACTGCTGAAGATAATGTTGTGGAAGCACCAGTAGCAAAGTCTGCGCCTGCTCCTAAACAGGCTTCGGTAAGTGTGGGAGATGATGACGATGATACACTCTCCTTCTTTGAGAAACTTGCTGAAGAAGATTAACCGTCACTCTAACGCAAGAAACTGAGGGGGCTTTCGCCCCCTCTTTTTTTAACCGTATTGTAGTTTAGCAAGTCTTGCTCGTTTTCTATCAATCCTTGCTACTTTCCTTTGATAAGGTGACATTGAAGCAACAGTAGTACTCTGCACACTGTTCTGTGTGTTGTTTGTAATTGCTGTGGTTGTAGTATTATCTGTAACTGATGGAGCGGCTGCCGCAGTTGCTACTTCAGAACTTCTTACATCAATCTCTGCACCAGTCGTAGCAGTCATTGCATTTGGATTGATAGCCATTTGCAGTTCTTTAATTCTTTTTGTCGCTTGCTCAAATTTAATGTCTGGTGATGCAAGTCCTTTGATGGTTGTACCAGAACTGAAGAAACCTTCACCTACTGTTCCACCCATAATAGCGGTTTCAATCGCTGGAATTGCTCTCATCAAATCATTAGCAAAATCTGTCATATTGATGTTTGAACCATCAAACTTCAAACCAGAAATTTTATTTAATGCGTCACCAACTTTATCAATAGCATCAGCACCAGCAAAAATATCAGCGGCTCTATCAGCAACATTTAACATTTCTTGAATTGGTGATTCGCTACCAGATAAGAAGTTTAGGAATGCTGTTCCAGCATCAGCAAGCCCTGCTACAAATTTACCACCAGCAAATTTCATAAGACCACTTGAGATGGTGCCCATCACTCTGCTGAATATATTT